CGTTTACTATAGCTGCAACTGACACAAATACAACTTATACTGCAGGTACAGGTTTAGCATTAGCGGGAACAACGTTTAGTTTAGACGCAGGATTAAACAATCTAACAGACACAACTATAACATCACCTGCAGCAGGTCAAGTATTAATATATGATAATACAAATTCTATATTTGAAAATGCATTACTTACAGCAGGTTCAAATGTAAGTATTACAAACGCTGACGGATCTATTACGATTGCAGCAACAAATACTGACACTACATATACAGCAGGAACTGGATTAAGTTTAACTGGTACAACGTTTGCTTTAGATTCAGGAATAAATAATTTAACTGATGTAAATATTACAAGTGCAGCAGCAGGTAATGTTTTAATCTATGACGCTACAAATAGTTATTTTGAAAATGCATTGATAACTGCAGGAACAGGAATAACAATTACAAATGCAGATGGTGCAATAACGATTGCAAATTCAGCAGTAGGAGATAATGCTTTTGGAAATGTAGCAGTATCTGGACAAAGTACAATAGCAGCTGATAGTACAAATGATACTCTTACTATAGCAGCAGGTTCTAATATTTCAATAACGACTGACGCAGGTACAGATACATTAACTATAGCAGCTACATCGGGTGCTAATACAATAGCAATAGATACATTTACAGGTAATGGTAGTACAGCAGCTTATACATTAAGTAATTCTGCTAGTAGTGAAAACGAGTTATCTGTATATTTTGATGGAGTTTATCAATTACATAGTTCATACTCTGTATCAGGTACAACTTTAACTTTTGATACAAACGTACCTAACGGAACAGCAATAGAAGTACAACACTTAGTAGCTGTAAATCTAAGTAACGTAGTAGAAACTTTAACAGGTGGTGATGGTATAACAGCAAGTGCAAGTACAGGTGACGTAACAATGAGTTTATCTTCATCTACTCCTAACGCATTTACAATGGGTGGTAATGGTAGCACAGGTGGTGTTACAATAAATGATGGTTCTATTCAAATAAGATCTAATACTGGTAATGTAGCAGAAATGAGATTTTATTGTGAAGTTAGTAACGCACACTATCAGACTGTAAAAGCAGCTGCACATAGTGCTGCAAGTAGTGCTGTATTAGTATTACCAACAGCTTCAGGTAACTTAGTAGGAACTGGAGATACAGGAAGTGTAGCAACTGCAATGGTAGCTGACAACGGTATTACACACGATAAATTAGAAAATAGATATACCGCATTATCTGCTTTAGGTAGTGGTACATCTTTTGCATTAGATTTTAGTGCAGCAGCTACATTTACAGCGACTGCTAGTGGTAATGCAACATTTACATTTAGTAATGCAAAACAAGGTCAAGTTATAGATTTAATCTTAACAGGTAACCATACAATAACATTTAGTCAAACTAACGCAACATTTAATAAAGTAGGTTCTACTGATTATGACGGTAGCACGAATAATTTAGTACAAATAGTATGTACTAATGATTCTGCAAACCCAATTTATATGTATTCAGTACAACCATACGCAAGTGATCCAACACCATAATAATATGAGAGCAAATAATATAAACGGAGAAATAAAAATATTTAATACTTTACCATCAACTTGGAATGGTAAAAAACACTATATGGGTGGTTTTGCAAGTTCACCTGTAGAGGTGTTAGAAGAAGAAGGTTTTTACGAAGTAGTAGATCCGAAATATGATCCTGCTACAGAAGAACTAGGTGAATTGTATTTAGAAGATAATAAATATTATTATACAGTAATACAAAAAAATTGGTCAGAAACTTTAGCAGAACTAAAGGAACAAAAAATTGAACTTTTAAATAATAATACTAAATATATGTTACAAGAAACAGATTGGTATTATATTAGAAAGTTAGATAGAAATATAGACGTGCCGCAAGAAATTGAAGATAAAAGGGCAGTTATATTAAACAACCATAACGACCAAGAGACAGAAATAAATAATTTAAGTAATAAGGCAGACGTAGTTAAATATGAGCTTAGGTAAAAAACTTTTTACAGGAGGACCGCCACCAGATTATGATTTTGCTGTGGCAAGTTATACAGGTAATGGTTCAACTAATTCCATAAATATTGGTATGCAGCCTGATTTAGTATTTTTAAGAAATGCAGATACTACATCAAGTTATGGGACTGGTGTTTTTGATTCAAATAGGGGTGCAACAAAATGGTTAAATGCAAATACTACAAGTGCGGAAACAACTGAAACAAATTCTTTATCAAGTTTTGACTCAAACGGTTTTACACTTGGTAATGGTGGTGATTTTAATGCAAACGCATCAACTTTTAATTCTTTTTCTTTAGAAGTAAATGGGGGTACTACAAGCAGCAATACTAATGGGACAATTACAAGTACAGTCCAAGCTAACACAACAGCAGGGGTATCTATAGTTAATTATACTGGAACAGCTTCTGCGGGGACGGTGGGACACGGATTAAGTTCAACTCCTGAAATGATAATATTTAAAAAAACTGATGTTTCTGGATGGAAAGTGTATAATGCTTATTTAACTAACCCTACTACATCAACCTTTGAACTTAATGACCGTATTGGACAATATTCGCCTGGAGACTTATTTAATTCTACCGCACCTACGAGTTCAGTTTTTAGTGTGGGAAATTATGCTGATACTAATTCCTCAGGGGGTGCTGTTTCAGCTTATTGTCTTCATTCCGTATCAGGATATTCTAAACTAGGATCATATACTGGTAACGCATCTACAAATGCAATTACAGTTGGATTCCTACCTAAATTTTTAATGATTAAAAAAATATCAGCCTATGGTACTATGTATATTTATGTCGCTTCAGGAATGACTGCACAATCTTATGGTTATTCAGGGAATAGTGGAATGGTATTATCAGGATCATCAGCTACGCTACCATCAATAGAATTTAGAAGTGATAATGGTGGTCAATTTGTATTATCAGGAAGTGATTACAACCTTAATGCAAATAGCGCAACATTTATTTACTGGTGTGTTGGTGGGGATAAAACAAATGTAATATAAAATAAAAAAAAATGGCAATAACTAAAGTAACAACAAACGTAATAGCAGATGACGCAATAACAACGGCTAAAATATTAGACGATAACGTAACAACAGGTAAGATCTTAGACGCTAATATAACTACAGCTAAACTAGCAGATGATTCTATAAGTTATTCTAAATTAGGTGTAGAATATACAACGTCAGCTGCTATATCTGCAAGTGATGTAGATTGGTCGAGTGCAGCAGTACATACTAAAACATTAAGTGCAAACACTACACTTACATTTAGTAATGTTAGTACTGGTATGACTGTAGATTTAGTAATAAGTGGAAACTATACATTAACATTGCCAACAAGCGTAAAAGAAATAACAGGTACTTATGATGGTACTGTATCAAATTTAATTCAAATAGTAAGTACTAACGGAAACACTGAACAGTGGGCAACAATTAGTCAAGAAGCAACAAGTTAATAATTATGAAAGCAGTAAATAACAACGGAATAATAACTACATACCCAGACGTACCAGTAAAGTTCAGATCGTCAACAGGGTATCACTTAAACGCTAGAAGTATGACAGCAGACGAACTTCGTAATGCTGGATTATTTGATGTAATAATAGATGAAAATTATGATTCTAGGGTACACGATTTAGGTGAAATATATTGGGATTCGCAAAGTACTGTGTTTAGAAAAGATACAGTTGATAAAACTTGGTCACAAACATTAGCAGAGTTAAAAGAGCAAAAGATTACAAACTATAAATATATAGTAGGTGGTGAATTAGCTAAAACAGATTGGTATATAATAAGACAAACAGATAATGGTGAAATAGTACCTACAGAAATAGTAGATGCAAGAGCATTATTAAGAAACTTAACTAATCAGGTAGAAAACGAAGTAAATGCTTTAACAACAAAAAAACAAGTTATATTATACGAATACCCTAGTTATGAGTCTTAGAAAAAGATTATTAGTTAAACCACCAAGCAGCGGAGTAACACCGAGCAAAAACTTTAAGGCAGTTATTTATACAGGTAATGGTGGAACCCAAGCGATTACTGGGGTTGGATTCAAACCTGACTTTGTTTGGATAAAATGTAGAAGTACAAGTCATTCGCATTTTGCAGCAGATTCAACAAGAGGTGCTAATAAATATTTAATGCCAAACGAAACGTCTGCTGAATTAACAAGAAGTGACCAAATACAATCTTTTGATACAGATGGATTTACATTAGCGGGTAATGGAGATGTAAATGGAAGTGGTAAAACTTATGTAGCTTGGTGTTTGAAAGCAGGAGAAGGAACTACAAGCAGCAATACAGATGGTAGTATAACAAGTACAGTACAGGCTAATCAAGATGCAGGGTTTTCAATAGTTACTTGGACTGGTGATGGGAATGTTTCGACTCTAGGTCACGGATTATCAAAAGTACCTGAAATGGTTATTGCAAAAGGTAGAGCAAACCTTGCTACCTATAATCGATGGACAACCTATCATCATAGTTTATCTGAAAATCATCTTGTTTATTTGGATTTAAGTGATGCCGAGGGAAATGCAGGTGCAGACAAATATTTTGATGATAGTGCTTTTTCAAATACAGTATTTGGAGTAGGAGATGACGCATATGGTCCGAATGTAAATGGAACTACAATGGTAGCTTATTGTTTTCATTCAGTCGATAATTTTTCAAAATTTGATTTATATACTGGTAATGGTTCAGCAAATGGACCGATTGTAGAAACAGGATTTGAACCTGCGTTTTTAATAGTAAAAGGTAAAAGTAATAGTGGTAGTTGGTTAATTTTTGATAATAAACGAAACACAACTAACCCAAGAACTAAAATTCTTTATGCTGATTCAGGTACAACAGAAACAACAAATTCTAATATTAAAGTTGATTTTTTATCTAATGGTTTTCAACTAACAGGAACTGATACTGATTATAATGGCTCTGGTAGAACATATATCTATATGGCATTTGCTGCAGATCCTGACACAGAAGCACCAACACTTGCAAATAGTTTTGATATACAAACTTATAATATGACAGGTGGTTCAGATTATGATTTAAGTTTTGCATTTAAACCACAATTTGTTGTAACAAAGACAAGAGATGAAGCTGCTCATTGGAGTTGGGGTGATATTATAAGGGGTAACAATTCTAATTTATCCAGTAATGATTCTAATGCAGTAAGCACCACAAATCAATGGAGAGTTAAAGATTGGTATGCAGGTGCAACAAGTGTAACAATAGCACAACACGCTTCAACAAATACATCTAATGTTTCTTATGCTTGGAAAGCTGATGATAATGAAGCAACAATAGAAGAAGTTACAGAAGATGCAGATGCAGTTGCAATATATGAATTAAATCAAAATGCAGATGATGCTTTAGGTAATTATGATGGAACGGTAACAGGAACTGCAAATTGGACATCATCAGGTAAGTTTAATTATGCTGCACAATTTGATTCTTGGCATATAAATACTGGTCATAATTTTAGTCTTGCAAACAATTCATTTAGTATATCATTTTGGTTTGCTAATTCAGCAACAGGAAGTACAAATTCTTATGTTATTAGTACAGATAGTGCAGAATCAACAAACAACAAATTACTAATAGGTAGAAGGGATTCAAATGGTAAACTAAACTTTGCTTTTTATGCTAATGATTTAAGTTCAGCTACAGATGTTACAACTGATGGAACTTGGCAACATTGGGTATGTACTTATAATGCAAGTACTAATTCAAGAAAAATATATTTAAATGGAAGTTTAGATGCTTCAGATACTGCATCTGCAGATTATCAAGGAACTGGTAATTTAGAAATAGGATTTGGTATTTATCAAGGTTTAGGAAAAGTTGATCAAGTAAGAATATATAATAAAGAATTAAATTCAGCGAGTGTTACTAATTTATATAATGAAACTACAAGTCAAACAAGTACTGCTAACATAGGTACTAAAACAACAATATCTATACAATCAATAGTTAGTGCAAATGCTAATGCAGGATTTAGTATAGTTAAGTGGGAAGGAGATGGTGTTGCTACAAGTAGAGTGCCACACGGTCTTTCAGCAAAACCTGATATGGTAATTATAAAAGATTTAACAGAAGCAGGTGCTTGGAATGTTGCTCACGTTGGTTTAGCTTCTAATGAAGGTATAAGTTTAAATTCAACTGCTGCTGCATTTACAAGTATGGGTAACAATGGTGGTATAACTTATGCAAATTTAAGTGCTACTACATTTGGGTTTGCAACAGGTGCAGTTGGTGTTGATAGTGTAAATAAAAATGGAAATGAATATATAGCTTATTGTTTCCATTCAGTAAGTTCATATAGCAAGATTGGAAGTTACTCTGGAACAGGAAGCGAACAGTTAATAACTACTGGATTTGCAGTTGATTTTGTGCTTATAAAAGCATCAAGTACAACTCAATCTTGGATGATATATGATTCTGTAAGAAGTGGTACAAATTATATAGAAGTTAATTCAAGTGCTGCAGAAGGTACTGCAGGTAGTAATTTAGTAAGTTTTGAATCTAATGGATTTAAAGTATATACAAGTAATAGTGAAAATCAAAATGGTCAAACATATATATATATGGCAATTAAAATAAATTAAAATGAATGGATTTGAACCAACAATCTTAGGAATAGTAACATTAATAATGACAATATCAGAAGTAAATTCCGTATTACAAGGATTGTTAATAGTTGTAACGACTATTTATACGCTGATAAAAATACATCAGCTATTAAATAAAAAATAATTAACTTTATTAAAAATAAATATTATGAAAAACTTTTTAAATAAAATTTGGGAAGGTATTAAAGATGCTTTTTGGCTTCAAGTACCTTATATTATTTACTCAACAGTATGGTTATTATTAACTATGTTTTGGGCAACAGTATTCTTAAAGTGGTTTATGAATAAATATTATTAAAATGAAACTATCACAAAATTTAACTTTAGTAGAAGCAGTAAGATCTGATACAGCAAAACGTAAAGGTGTAGATAATATACCTAGCGGTATTATATTAGATAATTTAAAACTAACAGCAGAAAAAATATTTCAACCTATAAGAGACCATTTTAAAAAACCAATATATGTGTCTAGTATGTTTAGGTGTGAAAGATTAAATGCTTTAGTAGGTGGTAGCAAAAACAGTAAACACATAACAGGTCAAGCTATAGATATAGATAACGATGGTACTGATGTATCTAACAGAGATATATTTTATTACATAAAAGACAATTTAAAGTTTGATGTATTGATATGGGAATATAATGATGATAGTCCTAGTTGGGTACATTGTAGTTATGTAGAGGGTTTGAATAGAGGTTTAGTATATCGTAATACAGGTTTAGGTCTTATAGAGTTTAAAGAACCTAAAGTAGAAAAACCTAAAAAAGTAAAGTATGAGCAAAAAAAGAAAAAAGTTCAAAGAGACGAAACTAGGTCAGTTCCTACTAGGGAAGTCAGGGGTGTTTCAGAGTCTAGCGGAAACAATACCTGATCAAGGCGTACTTGGTGTTTTAAAGAATTTAATTTTAAAAGACGATAGTCTACCTCAACCAGACAAAGAAACTGCATTAAAGATGCTCGAGATTGAGTTAGAAGAGATGGATGCGGTTACTCGTAGATGGGAAGCTGATGCATTGTCTGATAGTTGGCTTAGTAAAAACGTAAGACCTATATCGTTAGTATTCTTAACTTTAGTATATGCTACAGGCTTTTTTTTAAAGTACGATCTTACTATTATAAATCAATTACTTCTTTTAGTTTATGGAGCATATTTTGGATCACGTGGTCTCGAAAAAATAAGAAAGCTCTAGTACAATATAGTATTATACAATATATTATTATACTATATAGTACAATACAATATAGTACAGTTTTTTATATATTTATATAATGAGACAAAAATTAATCAAAAAAATTGATCGGATATTTAGCGAATACATAAGAAGAAAACACGCTGACAAAAATGGGTATTGTACTTGTATAACTTGTGGTAAAAAAGCTATATGGAATAGTGGTCAAATACACGCAGGACATTTTGTAAGTAGGAGGTTTTTAGTAACTAGGTATGATGAACGTAATGTTTTCCCTCAATGTGCTTACTGCAATAATTGGTTAGCAGGTAATCAATATACCTATGGTAAACGTATAGATCAAATACACGGTAAGGGTACAGCAGATGAATTAATGCTATTATCTAAACAAACAATAAAAATACAAAATTACGAATTAGAAGAAAAACATTTGTTTTATAAAAAAAATTTGATAACTTTGAAGAAACAATAATAAATTATGTACACAGAAAACAAATTACAATTTATACGAACACAAGCTAATGGCTTTGTGAATGACCAATTAAAATGGCAAAGACTACGAATCGAATCTTTAGAGAAAGAGATTTTAAAAAAAGATGAAAGAATAAAAAAGCTAGAAGAACTTTTAGCATACGCAGATAAAATAATTTAACAAACACACAATGAGTTTAGCAATAAATGAAAACAAAGCAAGTACTATTACTTTTATAGAAGAAGGTAAAACTTGGGAAGGTAAAGATAAAACACTAATGAAAGAACATAGAGTTTCTTTAAAAAATGGCGATATGCCAATATTTAATTATCCAGCAAATAAAAATTATCCATTTGCGAAAGGTGATAATGTTACGTATCTTTTAAACGAAAAATATAATGAAAAACAAAAAAAAATAATTCAATACGGTAAACAAATGAAAAAAGTAGAAAACGAACAAACTACAAACACAAGTACAGCAACAAATAATAGTACTTTGACACAGCAGCAAAGCATTGCACTGTCTGTAGCAAGTAAGTTAGGATTTGAAACAGTAACATCTGACGCTTGGCAGAAAACACTTGAATTAAAAGGTGAAGATATGGCAAAAGCACAAAACGATTTACTTACATCTATAGGGCAAGTATCAATCGCATACTATAATTTACTAACAACTAAACCACAAAATAATGGCAGCTAAAACAGACACAATATTTATAAACGGACTTTATACATACACAAATGATAAAGACTATATAGTTTCAAAGAATAGTCTTAACGTAGAAAAGTTTAAACAACAATTAGATGATCCTGATATACAAAAACATATAAAAGAAAATGAAGGGTATCTAAAATTTATTACTATGATAAGTAAAGCTGGTAAACCATACAGCAAATTAGAAAGCAATAATTATAAAGAAATAACTAGTAAGGAACACAGTCCTGATCGAAACAACAATGACGATGACGGACTCCCATTCTAATACGGTTTCTTTAAGTTCTCAAGTTAGTAGACTGAATGACATTCGTAATGGTAAGATTAAGGAAGGTCTACGACTTGGAATACCAGAGATAGATGAGTACTGGAGATTTAAGTTTAATAACTTTAATGTAGTACTTGGACACGCATCAACAGGTAAAACTACCACACTACTTTATTTACTTTTATTATATGCTGTTAAGTATAATCTTAAATACTTAATATATTCTGCAGAGAATGAACCTAGTAGCATAAGTAAAAAGCTATGTGAATTTTTAGTTGGGTTACCATTTAATAAGATACCAGATAAGGTATGGAAAGAAAAGATTAAATGGATTCACGAACACTTTAGATATGTAAACATAGAAGAAGTATATACATCTAGCGAATTATTAAGACAAGCAGAAAGAATTAAAAAAACATTTGATTATCACGCTCTATTAATAGATCCATACAATTCACTTATAAGAGATAAAGAGTTAATGAGAACATACGGTGGTCACGAATACGACTACGCAGTTATGGGAGATTATAGATTGTTTACTAGACGAAATAAGTGTTCTATATATTTAGTGACACACGCAGTTACCGAAAGTTTAAGGCACAAATACCCTAATGGACATAAATTTGAAGGATATATACAACCGCCAAGTGCAGGATCAGCTGAAGGTGGCTCGAAATTTTTAAATAAATGTGACAATTTTTTAATCCTTCACAGAATGACAAATCATCCAGAATACTGGACTAATACATATTTAGCTATAATAAAAATAAAAGAGATAGATAGTGGTGGTAGACCTACACCATTAGAGAACCCTATAGAGTTTAGATCATTAGCTAACAATGTAG